GTGTTAGAACCTTTTCTAACTTTTTTTGGGTTTGTGGTTGGACCATCTTCAAAAAAATCTACTGACATATGATATAAGTTTAATTCAATACAAACATAACACAAATAATACTAAAAAACAAACGTGAGACAAATTGTCAAAAAGTTTTTAAATATAATGACAAGTTGTCTAAAAACATACGTTGGTAAAATATTTGTTATTAGAATAAAAAAACATATAACTATGATTACATTATTTAAAGACCCATTTTTTACAGGATTAGATAACAACAGATTCTTATCTACACCTGAAACTAACATCACTAAAAACGAAACTGAATATAAAGTTTCAATAAGTGTCCCTGGTTTAACCAAAGAGGATATAAAAATTACCACAAAAGAAGGTGTACTAAAGATTTCGTATGAAAAAACCGAAGGAGATAAAACACACCATTTTATCGGCGGATTCATCAAATCTTACACTATACCTGACGATGTGAGAGAAAAGGATATCTTAGGTAAAGTTGAGAACGGAATATTAGAATTGGTTTTACCTATTGACAGGAAAAAATCATTAGAAAGACAAATTTCTTTGAATTAATTTTTTTTTATCAATTTTATTTCTTAAATTAGTAATATAAAAATATACACCATGTCAGTAAAAAAAGAAAAAATCAACGGAAAAATGATTTATGCCTCAATTAAATCAACTAGTCTTAAATCTGCGTCTTACGACACTTTAAAAGAAAACTTACGAGTTTTGTTCAACAGTGGAGTTGCTTATGAGTACCAAAATGTACCATCAACAACATTTACTAAGTTTAGATTGGCTAAGTCACAAGGAAAGTTCTTTAATCAGAACATTTCAAACAACTTTACTTATAAAAAAGTAAAAAGTATCTAATTAAATTTAAACCCCTCTAAATGAGGGGTTTATTTTTTGATATTTATTATCTATAATATATAAACAATATACTATGGGTATCATATCAGAAAAAATTGAGGGTAAACTTATTACAGTTACCATCCAATCATCCAACCTTAAAGAATCAACATACAATACAGAAACAGAGGACTTAACCGTCGTTTTTAACAACGGAAGTATTTATGTATACAATAAAGTTCCTTGGCAGAAGTTCACCAAATTTAGGTTAGCTGAATCCCACGGAAAATACTTCAACGAGAATATCGCCAAAAGTCATAAGTATACAAAACAAGGATGAGTTTATTTGAAGAACTAATTGAAGATAAAAAGGGAGATAAGAAAATTATCAAATCTTTTAAATCTAAGGATACCTTATCTAATCAAATTTTTGAGGGGGATAAAGGTAAATTTTTGATGCGTGATGATATTAAAATCGCATTATTAAAAATTTCAGATGACTTTATTGAATCCCTTGGAGTTGAATTTTTCATACATGATATTGTTTTAACTGGTTCATTGGCTAATTACAATTGGTCAAATTTTTCCGATGTTGACCTACATATTGTAATTGATTATAAAGAATCTAAATACAATTCTGAAATTCTTAAAGAGTTTTTTGATGCTAAAAAGAACATTTGGAATGAAAAACATGATATCGTAATTAAAGGATATGACGTTGAACTATACGTACAAGACGTCAATGAAGAACACGTTTCATCTGGCGTTTATTCTATCTTACATAACAAATGGATTATTGAACCTGAACAAAAGAACCCTAATATTGATGATAGGATGATTCTTCAAAAGGGGGAAGAATATATGAAGAAAATTGATAATATCATTGAAAAGGGGAATAAGGGTCTAAACGTATTAAATGATATTGAGAACATCAGATCTAAGATTAAATCGTTTAGACAAAGTGGATTAGATTCAGGTGGGGAGTACTCTTACGAGAATCTAACATTCAAATTATTAAGACGAAACGGATACATTGGGAAATTATTAAAACTTAAAATAACACTAACAGATAAAAAATTGTCTGTAGAACAATAACTATACCTATTTTTTTCTATATATCTATGTATTTATAGGATAAGAATAAGTATATCTAACAATTTATAAAATGGCAGAATTAAAACCACTTGGTAGTGAAAAACTTAACTCAGATGAGAAATTAAAAAGGATTCTTGAGTTAACATACTACAACAATAATAAGAAATCATCATCTATGAAGGCTGAATTAGTTCAGGAATCAAAAACAGGTGGCGTATATGGTATTGTGAGAGAGAAAGACGCATACTATGTTAAAAGAGGTTTAAATGAGCAATCGCTTGATTATATCGGTGGAATGTTTATGAAAAACAAAAACAAATTTTCATCTTATGGTGATGCTTTTAAGAGACTTGAATTGTTAAAAGGTCAAGACGAATTACAAGAAGCAACAAAGTATGTTTTAAAACAAAACAAACCACAAGAAGAAATGCCAATGCCAGAACCATCTATGGATGCTCCCGAAGCACCTGTGGATGATATGTCAACTCAACCAGCACCCGATGCTGCACCAACAGATGGTGGTTCTGTACCTTCAGAAACACCTCCAACAGATGGTGGAGAAGATATGGGAAAACGTTCAAGTTATATGGCTGAAGCTCAAAAATATGCGGGTAAATTAGGTCAAGAATTAAGAGATTTACATGATAGAATGGAAAGTGACGATATCAAATATATTTTAAATATGATTATTTCGGCGGTTGATTTGGATAAATTATCTGATGAAGATATTGAAGATGTTGCTAAGAAATTTGAAAGAGAGGAAGAAGAAGGTGGAATGGGTTCAGAAGAACCAAGTGCGGAAGTTCCTTCTGAGGAACCGGCAGTAGAACCTGAAGCTGAAATGGGTGAATACGATGCTATGGGTTCATTAGAAGAATTTGTTGAAACTCCAATGGACACAGATGAAATTGATTTATCAAAATACTCAATTAAAGAAACAGGTGACGAATATAACGAAGATAATATTCAAGAACTTGATTTAGATGAAATCAAGAATGAAATCAATAGTAGTATTAGTCAAACTTTACACAAATATTTTAAATAAATGCATCTTATATATGTCAATGAAATCGGTTCGGATTACAAAGGTCAAAAACAGTACGAATTCGTATTTAGTGAAAGTACCGAAATTGACATGGGAGATTGGTTTGCAATACCTGCATCGTCTGTCTCAAGGTCTAAATCACCTGACGTCGAATATGTTGATGTAGTTGGATTATTAAAAGATACAGATTTACAATTAGAACTTATACAAAACTCCGATTTTTTCGGAGTTATTGATGCCGTAGATGGTGTAATATCATTGGCATGGGAAAAGTTCGATTTTGATAACGAATTTGAAAGATTAACATTTAAATTCGGGGAACCAATTGAATCTGTCACAAAAAAATTAAAAAATAGGAATTATAGTTTATTAAACGAAGAAATTAAAATCAAAGAATTATGAAAAGAGACGTTATAGTTAGTCAGTTAATCAAAGAAGGATTTTCTGAAAAAACATTGGTTAGATTTAGTGATAAACAACTTTCAGATTTACATGAAAGAATTGTTATTGATGCTGACAAATTAAAAACAGATCAAAAATTAAAAGATTTGGCAAATGACCCAAATACTGAGGTTGAGGTTGAAGAGGAATTAAAGGGTAAACAAAAGAACATTGATAAAAACCATAATGGTGAGATTGATGCTGAAGACTTTGCAATTTTAAACAAAGAAAAGAAAGGTGAAGCTAAAGAAGATGTAAATGAGGCTGATATGGGTTTAACTGTAAAAGGTTCAAAATCAAGTAGTTCATCTCTATTTGGAGGAACACCTAAAAAATCAAGTTCTCCTAAAAAGAAATCTACACCAAAGAAAAAAGAAGAAGGTGAAACTGAAGAGGGAGAAGTGGATGAATCATTAAATGGTCTTATGCTTGGTGTAATTAAAGATAAATTAAGTAAAGATTTAGGTAGAGAACCTGAGGACCACGAAATCGATAAAGCACATGAAGATTTTGTCAATAGTTGGAAAAAAGATAATGAATCAAAAAGAAAAAAAAGGGAAAAAAATCCATATAACCCAGGAAAACCACCTAGCCCAGATTTTAATGGTTATAATAAGAGAAAAGAAAAGAAAGAGGGTGAAGTAGAAGAGGGTAATTATCACAATGAAAGAAGTGAAAAAGCGTTAGAGAAATCTAAAGAAGATTTTCCACAACTTAAGAATATTAAAAAATGTGATGATTGTGGAAAGGTAGAATCTAAATGTAAGTGTAAAAAAGAAGATGTTAAAGAAATAAAAAATTGGGTTAAAGGTTTGGTAGAGAATAAAGAATTTCATAGTTTTACGTCTAAAAACGAAATTATGGAACTTATTCAAACTAAACTAACCGAATCAAATACTATGATTCAACACGGTCCTAAAGTTAAAAAAGGACACAACGGTATCCCTGAGTTTATGTCTTATGATGCTATTGTTGATGCGGAACCAAAAACTGCACCATCAAAACCAGCACCATCAACAAAACCTGGTACAAGACCAACCCCAACAAGAAGAGAAGACCCAAGAAAAACTCCTTTTAAACAACCTGGACCAGGAACAAACCCTAAACCAAAAGCCAAAATGGCGGAAGAAAAAAAAGTTAAGTAATCATGAGGATTTCTAAGAAAAAACTCTTATCTTTAATCAAAGAAAATTTGAACGAAATGCCGATGGACTTTGATTCACAAGATAGACCAGACCAAGGGGTACAAGATAAATTATCATCGGGAGAAACTCCGTTGAAAAAAATACCATTACCACAAACGGGAAACGAACCTAATAAGAACTTCCAAGAACTTTTAGCTTCAGAAAGATATAAACAAGTTGTTGAGAAAATGAGACAATATACTGGTACCAATGCAACGGTAAGTGGTATGCAAGGTATGAGTCCATTGATGCAACAAATGATGAGTGCTCATAATCAAATTTTATCGTTTGAACAAAATCATAGAAGAGAATTGGAAGTGTTAGCAATAGATTTAGTTAAAAAAGAATTAGGTATTCCAGAAGGTTCGGTACAATATGATGCTAGAATTATTGGTATGGGTGAATTTAACCCTGAAGATTTTGGTCATGATGAAGAAGAACAAGGTGGTGAAGAAGAGGGTGGTGAAGAAGAAATGGATTTTGGTAATGAAATTGAAATTGTTAATAATTTGGAAGACCTTAATTTAGAGAAGGCGAAAAGAAGATTTATCAATACAATTATACAAGGGGCATCCAAAAGAGGTCACTATATGTATCATTATGTTGAAGATAGAGTTAGAGAAATTGTGGGTAATGATAGAATCATTGGATTGTATGGTATTATGATGTCAGTAAATGACGCGTTGTATTGGCAATTACCTGATGAAACCATGAAAGCAATGGGACAGTCAGGGGCAATTGCAGGTAGAGAAGATGTTGATAGACAAACAGACCCACCAACAGTTAAAGCAAGGGCGGTAAACTTTCCAGTTTTAATACACGAATTAATTAAAGGAACATTAGAGTTGGTTGCATTACATGGTAGAAAAAGAGATGAAGAAGGTAATGAAGAAGATTTCACAGATATTGAAAATAGTGAAGACACATTAGAAAAGGAAATGTGGGACTTACGTTTAGGTCCTGCAATTTGGGATAGAATTAGGTCTAAATTCCCTGAAGATGTGTTAACAGATGAAACAAAATCAATTATACAATTGATGGTTTTCCAACATATTTTCAAAAAACCAGCAAAAGAGTTTTTAGTGTTCATGAAAGAAATAGTTTCTAATTCTGAAAATGGAAATCGTTTAATGGAAACAATGGTTCGCGCAATTGAAGAGGACATTAACAATTATGATTACGAACAGACAATGTCAGAATTTGACGAAGATTTAACTAACGTTTCCGACGAAACCGATAATAACGAATTAAAAGATTTTATATCAGGAATACCTGGTATTAGTTTATCTAACGATGATGAAGAGGATGACGATGATAGTCTCTTTGACGAATTAGGTTTAGATAGACCTACGAAATAATACAAAGGTGGTTTACAATAACCACCTTTTTTTGTATTTATACATATATGAATACCAGAGCAGAACAATTAATGGAGTATGCTAAGATTATTAAAGATACCCCATACGCCCTTAGAACATACCTTCAAACGTTTGACAATACACAGAAGAAGTATGTCCCGATGGATTTATTTGAGGACCAAATTCAATTAATTAACGATTACGAAAATTACAACGAAAACATTACAAGAAAGTATAGACAAGCGGGTGTTACAACAGTTACAGCTGCGTGGTTATCAAAAAAATTACAATTAGCAAAACCCGATAATCCTGAAAGGGTTCTACTTATCGCGAACAAACGTGATACTGCGGTGGAGATGGCTAATAAGGTTAGACATTTTATAGAACAGTGGCCTGAATGGATTAATGTTGGGTTCTCGCCCGATAAAAACTCAGAAAGTAGATTTAGATTAAACAATGGATGTGAGGTTAAGGCGGTTGCAACATCGGCGGATGCCCTTCGTGGTTATACACCTACCATACTTGTATTTGATGAGGCCGCATATATTGAAGCGGGAGATGATTTTTGGGCGGCATCTATGGCGTCCCTATCAACGGGTGGTAAGATTATTCTTATCTCCACGCCAAATGGTTATGACGCTATCTATTACGGTGTCTACGACCAAGCATTACGCGGAATCAATGATTTCCATATAACCGACTTAAGATGGTTTAAAGACCCTCGTTATACCAAAGATTTACGTTGGATTAAGTGTCAGGACATCTGTCACTATATGTTGAATAGAGAACAATATAATGATGATGAAGTTGTTCTACACGATTTTGATATGAAAGAGTATAATAAACTAATTGAGGATGGTTATAAACCATTTTCATCTTGGTTTGAATCAATGTCTAAAA